CCCGCCGTTACCCATGTTTGCGCCGTTTATTTCTTCGTGACCATGTTTTCCGCCTTCTGCGGTAATTCCGTTGAAAGAAGACTGGGTTCCATCTGTTCCTGGCCCGCCATCGGTTCCTTTACCGCCGGTCCCGCCGGCTCCTATGACTACTGTATAAGAGTTATCTTTTTTCAGATCTATTCTTTGCGTTACAAGGGCACCTCTGCCTCCGTCACCGCCTTTTATGTATTTATTATTAAATATTTTTATGTGTTTCCCGCCAGCTCCGCCACCGCCGCCGCCCGCTATGGTTACCGTATATGTGCCATCTTTTTTACAATTGAATGTGTATGTTCCTGCAGAATTGTACGATGTATCTACTTTTCCTTCCATTTCTGTTGAAAGGGAAATGTCAAAGTATGGCTTTTTTATTTCATAGTCCCCAATGGTCCAATTGGTGTCGCTGTACCTTGACAGTTTCTGTATCGGATGTTTTCCTGATGCAATAAACATCACATCGGCAGATTGGCATGTCCTTAGTTCTTTCAGTTCATCTTCTGTAAACGGTGTGACAAGTTCTACTCCTGTATATCTGTTTCCTTTCCAAATTCGTATATATCTGTCTCCTATTTCAAGCATGAATGAACTGTCTATTGTTGTAAATTCTTTTAGAATTACTTTTTCATTTTTTGTCTTTCCACAGTACAAGGTTCCCCCACGTTTATACACCGCTCCATAGGGACGTATATAGGCATTTTCCGCAGTGAGCAAAGCGGCTGCGTATTTATCCAGGTCTATTCTATTTGCTACTTCCGGGGATATTTCTCCAGTGGCAAAGGATGATTGAATGTGGTAGATAGTTTCTCTTTGCATATTAGCCTCTCATATTGAAATATTTACGAGGGTATGTCGTTTCATGATGGTTCTGTACGGCGCTTTCCTGTTTCGCATTAATCAGCGCCTGATGCATAAGTTGGTACTGCAAGTTTGCAGCACTGGGACTTCCCGACAAAGGTACTGCTATATTTGCCGCCAGGGAATGAGACAGTGCTTCAATGAAATAATCAGTAAAGAGTTCTCCGTTCTCCACGTCTGCGGTATAGCTTGCATAGGCGTTTTGTATATCTGTGCAGATTACTTTTGTTGAGTCGTTTACCGTTGAAATGAAGTAGTCTTCTTTTCCAATTTCTCTTGCGCTTTCTTTTTCGTAGATTTTTCGGATGACAAGGCATTTTGCCGGGTAGGCATAGATGTACTTCCATCCGGGGATTTTTTCATTTAAGAGTGCGAGTTTTACATATCTTTCCGCAAATCCCCATCTGTGTTCGGACAGGAGTTTTCTTCTTAAATGGTCATAGAATATGCCGCATTGGATTGCTTCTTCCGACTCTTCTTCAATTGACGCTATTCTGCCTTGCCCGATGTAGGCAAGTGCCATATTGCAAATGTCTGTACTGTTCATAGATCCTCCTTTTCTCTATCTACTACTTTTTAAGTAGTTTTAAGAGTAGTAAACATAGAAAAAGAGGAGACGTTTTCACGTCATCCTCTTTGTCTTAACAGTGCTTTTTCGCCAGCTCCACCAGTTCTTCTTTGGTTTTAATGTCCTTCGGAACATCTTTCCCTGCACGGATTAATCTGGCGCGGAGTTCATTAGCGGAAAGGTCTTCTAAATTCCGCCCTCCTACCGCTTGTCCAAAGTGGATGCCACTCATACGAGGTCTACATCCATGGTGAGGAATGCGCGGATGGTTCCTGTTGTGGCCCCTGCTACTTCAATCTGCAGGAATTTCTTGCAGCCCGCCGGTACTTTCACTGCCGCACCGGCTCCTTCGTCTTTTGCGAGGGAGAGAGTTGTCAGCGTGACGGCCCCTGTCATATCTTCTTTGTCCGCGGTCTTAAGTGTGATTGTTGCCGCGGCAGAAAGCGGTTTCAACGCAATGACTTTCAGCCACAACGGATTATACGCGTCTCCGCCTTCGCCGTTATTTACGACTGTAGATTTTGTTCCTTTGGACAAATCCTGTTCATAGAAAAAAGTGTTTTCTGCATCAATAATCATTTGTTATTCCTCCTTATTTTGCTTCTGTAATGGCGTCTTCGGTATCCACAAGGGCGTCTTCTTTGCGGACAAGGACACCGTTGACGTAGATGGTTACCGGACCCTCCATTTTTTCACGGCGGGTAATGTAGGAATTGGCTTTGTCGCTATAGAAAATGGTAAGGAATGTATACATTTCCGGGGATACGTACCATACGGGATGTACGGTGTTGAGGTTCCTCATGCGTCCTTGTGCACGGATCATAGCGTCTACTGCAGCTTTTTTCTGTTCCACCGTGGCTGTTGCTGCGTTCAAGATTCCCAAATCAATGTTCCTTACTGCGGCAACCATTTCAGGATCTTTGACAGAAAGTCCCGGTTTCCACTTGAAGAGTGTGGAGAGGGCGCGGAATTTATATCCATCTGCATCGATGGCGTCTACCTCTCCCAGGTCCTGGCGTTTCAATCCTGCATAGCCGTACTTCGGGTAAATGCCTGTTACGGCACGGTCGCCCCAGCCCACAAGAAATGCGGAAGAAAGTTTGCCTTTCCCTGTTCCGCCGGCATTGATGACCTGGTAAGAGGCGTCGTGTTTCTTCCCGCCGTACTTATTGTAGCGGATTCCCAGTCCGTTAAATTCATCCAGATTCTTTGCGGAATTTCCGTAGAACATGTGGTGAGCCACTGCCTCACCCATGGCTTCCACAAACGCCATGTCTTCGGATGTTCTGAACGCTTCTTTATCCGGCGCAAGGGACACGAGTTCCACGTCCACTTCAGAGCGGGATTCCATCAGGCAGCAGGTGTCTGTTACCTGTTTGGTGCTGGATTTTCCTACCGGCACGCCGCGGTTAATCTGCCTAAGGTGTACTTCGGGCAAGCCGTTCCGCTGTGTGGTCTGGTTGCCTGTCGGCAGGTTCCCTTCTGCCCATCTTACGTCTTCTAAAATTGGATTGGACTGGACGAGAGTTTCAATGACCGTATCAATGGATCCATCCGGTGTTTGTCTTTTTCTCAAGTCATTTAATGTTAATGCAATTGCCATTTGTTATTCCTCCTTAATAATTCTCAAAATTGGTATTGGGGTACATGGGTGTTTTTCCGCCTTTTGCATTTCCGCCGCCTACGCCGCCGTCTTCGGAAACAAGTCTTCCCAGTTCGGAAATGGCACGTACGATTTCTATACGGTCTCCTACGCCTGTTTCGCTTAGGAGTTTCCTGATTCCTGGTGATGTTTTCTCCAGATGCTGGAGTCCTGCGCCGTATTCGTTCATGGTTTTCTCGAAGTCCGCCCCAAGTTCTTTTCGGGTTTCTTCCTGCCACTTGTCGTACTGTGCTTCCCGCATGTCGTTCATCTGCTGGATAAGCCCTTTCCCGTACTCAAAACCGTATGCGGCCATCTGGTTTGCCTGTTCGTTGGTAAGGTTCATTCCTTTACAGATTTCACCGAATTTCTGTGAAATGGCTTCATCTAAGGTTTCGCCTTCGGGCAATGCCGATGTGAAATCGTATGCTTCCGGTGCGCCTTGCGGGTTCTGCGGATCCGGTTCCTGGTTCTGTGCCTGCGGTTCTGTGCCTGCCTGCTGTGCCAGTCTTCCCGGTTCTTGATTCTGTACCTGTGGTTCTACCTGCGGGTTCTGCGGATCCGTGTTATTGTTCGCCTGTGCCTGCTGGTTCTGTACGCCTTCCATTTGTTATTCCTCCTTGTTTTCTAATAATGCTTTTGCTTTGAATTGAAATTCGATGTATTCTTTTTCGGCTTTTTGTCTTAGTTCGAATCCTTCTTTTCCTAAGAGTTCGACCATCTCTTTTTCTATCTGGATCCCGATTGACCTTCTGCCCTCGTTGTAGAATGTCTGCGAATTTCCTGTGAATGTTTCGGCTTTGTAGCCTGTCATTTCAAGAATGTGAATAAAAAACCATCTCCCCGCTTTGCTTTTCAAAACGGTTCTGATGGCTTTTACGTCTTCTTCTCTTTTCTGTTTTTCTATATATTTCCGAATGAGCACATCGTGCTCTGTTACATTTGTTTTCATTTATCCACCACCTATCCCCAAGAGGTTCTGCAATGCAGGGTTTCCATCATTGGCAGCATCTGTCAGGTTTTTCGCCGCCTGTGCCGCCGGTGCCATGGCCTGTGCCTGCTGCATCATGTACTGCTGTTCTTGCTGCTGTTCCATGGCTTCTTGTTCGGCTGCTATCATCTGCATAATTTCTTCCGTGCTTCTCTGCATGACGGCAGGAGCTCCAAGGAGTTCAAAGTATCTCTTGACTGTACCGATCGGATCGATGGCTTTCAGGGCTTCCGGATAGATCTGTGCCATTTGTCCGGCAAAGGATACGGCTTGTTCGATATTGACAAGGCCGCTCATTTTCTGCGCTTGGGCAAGAGGTGAGATGTATTCTATCTTGATGTCCTGGTCTGCCATTCTTTCGGCAAGTTCTTCCGGCAGTGGCGGGAATAGTCCCATTCTTTCGGCGATGTTATAGACTCTTTCGATAATCGGAGAAAGGAATTCATCCTGCAGGCGTTCTACCACAGGTCCCAGCTGCTGGAGTTTTTCCTGCTGGCGTTCCATAACTTCCCGCGCTGTCATCTGCGGAGTGTCGATGGAGTCGAGCATAAGGAAGAGGTCTGCGCTGTAGGTTCTTCTTATGCTTTCTTCTGTCCGTTGGATTTCTGTGGCAAGCCATTCCGGATTTCCCGGCACTTGGAAAAGAGGTTCTACTGTCGGATTAGTTCCCGTACTGTTTACGTTTGTATACCCGCCGGGGATTAGATCAACGCCTCCTATATCTCCTACACTGGCAGGTCCTTTCATGGGTGGTTTTACCATGAGTTCTACCGCCGTCAGGAAGTCTTTTTTCATAATCTGCAGCATTCTTGCATCGCCTTCGGCGTACCATCCTGGTCCTTTTCCATAAGGACTGCCTTCTATGGTTTGGTATCGTGCCGTTGGAACAGGAAATTCTTCAAATCCGCCGGTAAATAAAAAGCCTTTCCCTTCGTCTACTGATTGTTTATCTATCCAGTAGAGTGAGGTGTAAGGCATGTTTTTATTTCCTGCTTGTCCGACTGTTCTGAATCTGTTCGGCATGACAAGCCAATAGGTGGTAAATGATTTATTATATCTTCCGCTTTCGTTCTGCAGGGCGTCTTTGACGGCACGCGGCAGGTTTTCTTCTCCAAATTGTTCTAAGAGCTGGTCTGCCGTCATCTGGAATTCTCTGCAGAATGTATCTACTCTTCCGCTTGCTCCGCTTGCCAGGTAGTAGGTGCCGATGGTGTACTGCTGGAATCTTACGCCTGTTTCGGGTGACGCGAATACTCCCAGCGGTGCCTGCCCATGGGCAATTTCCATATAGCATGAATGGATGGAGTTATAGAAGTTAGATCGATGGAGCATGTACTCCACGATTTCCTGTCTGATATCCAGGACACTTGCGGCTTCCATATCTTCGTTTGCGCTGCTGTTTGAAAAGCCGAATTTAAACCATTGCCTTGACGGTGGTGTGAGTCCGGATTCCATCCCTGCGGCGAATGCGATATTAGCAAGCCACGCTACACCGTTTGAAATCATGAGGTCTTTTCTTCTGGCTTTGTTTGTGGCGTCCGCGGTGTCTCCAAATTCTCCAATAAAAGGAAGTTGGTGATCTCTTATATCTTTCCATCGTTCTTCATAGTCCCGCCGGTACTCCCGCATGGCTTTTACACGATGCAGTACGCTTTGTTTATCCGGCGCTCGGATTGTCGGCTGGTCCGCCGGCAGGGCAGCGGCTG